CTGAATTAAATCCAGAACCTTTTTTTAAACACCATTTTTCTTCCATGTAGTCGATGTATTGTAATACCTCTTCTTGATTCAGAGACTGGACTCTACATTTCATATGTTCCATGTTAGACTCCCGAGTATCGGGGTCTTTGTCGATGTAATGAGTTCCATCTTCCATTTTATTTCATGTAGACTGATTTTTCTAACTATCTTTTTTGGACAGCTTGGCGAGCATCTTGATAAGGATTTTGTTTTGCATCTCAAGTTGACTCGCAATGTTCACCAGGGCGGAACACACAGTGTCACCTTCGGGGGTCGCCATCAGACTCGTTAACAAAAAACCAAAGTCTCCCTGAACTTCTTCGTCGTCATCCTCCATGTCGATATCATCGAAGTCGTCCATGACCTCTTCCTCTTCTTCATCTTCGGTAATACTTTCTTCAGGGCGATCAGACATTTAATTTGAACGGAGAAAAGAACGTGACCAAAATTTCGCACTCACCGCGATTTTGGTCGAAAAAAAAATCTCAGTATATAGTACAAAAACTCTCAAAATGGCCGGTGGTCTTATGCAACTCGTCGCCTATGGCGCCCAAGACGTCTACTTGACGGGTAACCCGAAGGTTACCTTCTTCCAAGCTGTGTACAAGCGTCACACGAACTTCGCGATGGAAAACATCGAACAAACTGTCAACGGTACCGCGTCCAACAACGGCCGCGTGTCTGTGACCATCGCCCGTAACGGTGATTTGATCGGTGACATGTACGTTGAACTTGTCACCAAGGACAGCCTCGCCACGTTGGCGGGTACCGCTGAACCGGATGCGTGCTGGGTTGCCGAGCGTGCGATCAAGGATGTTGAGTTGTCCATTGGTGGTCAACGCATCGACAAGCACTACCAAAAGTGGTGGAGATTGTACTCCGAGCTTTACTTGGATGCGTCCAAGAAGGCTGCGTACGGTAAGATGACGACCAACCCGATCGCCTCTAGCGCGAACACTGTGTTTCTCCCGCTCTTGTTCTTCTTCAACCGCAACCCGGGTTTGTACTTGCCGTTGATCGCGCTTCAATACCACGAAGTCCGCATCGACTTTGACTTGTCCTCGGAGTTCTCCGTCTACACCGATGGCACGACCTTCAAGGTGTGGGGTAACTACGTGTACTTGGACACGGAAGAGCGTCGTCGCTTCGCCCAAAAGGGTCACGAATACCTCATCGAACAAGTGCAACACACGGGTACCGACACGGTGACTGCCGGGTCCACCAAGCAAGTGCGCTTGTCCTACAACCACCCGATCAAGGAATTGGTGTGGTGCTTCAACAACGGCAGCTCCTCCAACGCCCAACACTGGAACTTCACCTCCAACGCGGCGACGGCTGGCTCTGTTCAACTTAACGCCAACCCGCGTGATGCTGGCGTGTCCAACTGCTACGTGCCGGTCTCTGAAGGTACGGGTGCGCCCCTCCTCTACGTTGGTTCCAGCGGTTCTACGCGACAGTGGGCCGAAGAAGGTGCCGCGCTCTCCTTGTCCGCGGGTCCGCTTGACACGTTCAAGTTGGTCCTCAACGGCCAAGACCGTTTCAAGGAACAAAAGGGTAAGTACTTCAACCAAGTCCAACCGTTCCAACACCACACCGGTACCCCGTACCCGGGTGTGTACTCGTACTCTTTCGCTCTCAAGCCGGAAGAACACCAACCGACCGGTACGTGCAACTTCTCCCGCATCGACAACGCCCAAGTCGCCGTCACCCTCAAGTCTGGCGCCACCGACTCGCAAGTCATGCACATGTTCGCGACCAACTACAACGTCCTTCGCATCCAAAGCGGGATGGGCGGTTTAGCTTTCTCGAACTAATCTCGTTTACGTAATAAATTAATAACAATAAATTTTATAATACCCAAATATTATAAAATTTACATGGATATGGGCGGCATTTACTTAAAGAAATGGGGTGTATATGTTCTACATGGAGAACGAATACGTGATAGTGCCTTTTAAATCTAAAAAGTTACATGGTGTTTCTTTCGCCATTGATAAAGAAGATTACGATGTATACGTTAAAAAAATGCCAAGTTGGTTTCTGTCGGGTGCAAAGAATAATTATGCGACCGCTGATTGGCGAGACTGTCCGGGTGGTCGTAGAAAAATCAGACTTCATAGATTTTTGATTTTGGGAATAGACGATGACATGAACAAAGTCGTAGATCACATAAATGGTGATACACTTGACAACAGACGTTGTAATCTCCGTGTATTATCAAAATCCATAAACGTATCTCACCGTGCAAATTTGAATTCTAATAATAGTTCTGGATATCGAGGTATTCATTGGTGTAACACAAATAAAAGATGGATTGCGTCTATTCAACATAACGAAGATGTATGGTGGAAGAAATCATTTGAAGACAAAGATGAGGCGATACGTGCTATGGATGAAAAAAGAGCGATATATAACACGATACACGGAATATCCGAAAGACATGTAGAACGATTACCTGAACTCGAAGAACCCAATCAAATAATCAAAAAACTTTATGAGCAAGGGTCGTATACACATAATAAACCGTCAAATGAGAGTCGAAAAAACTATAACGAAAAAAGACGTCAGAAGACAGCGAATAAACGCACTCAAAAAAGAGAAGAACTTTCCACTCAACCGCAAACGTATGATGTTATTCTAGAATTGCGGCGAGTTGATGGAGACGAAAAGCGTTCTCAAAGTAGATTAACTGGTCAGTCATTATCCATTGAGGAAAAAAGAAAAGTCATAAACGAGGGTCGTCGAATAAAATCTGAACATACCATATAATTCAAACATGTTCCCTCAGGAAAAGAAGACTATGAAGCACAGTCCCGTCGCGTGGATCCCGATCACGATTATTGCGGTGAGCATGGTTGCCATTATTGTCATGATTAGCCGCAGCGGTCAGATGAAATTGAAGAAGTAGTTTCACACTCCACGCATACTTGATTCTCGTTTACGTAATCATGTATTCTTTCACATTCTATACACTTAAACTCGGCCACACCGTGTAACACACACGGATGATGTGAGTCATCGTCGAGATACCATGTCACGTGTTCATATATTAATTCTACTATATCAGGTGGATCTAATAATTCGTATATGAACATCCACATGTGTGTGGATATGAGTGCATTAAACATGGCTCGCACACTATACAATGCATCAGACGCAACTTTGTCACTCCATTCTACATTGTGTGTGCCTCTCTGAAGATGTTCGTACACACACTCGTGTATTGCATTTTCTTGTCGAAATGTGAGACCTTGATATGACATGTGCTCATATTCATGTGGGTTGTGTGTGATCGTTCGCTCGAGCGCTGCGTGTAGATCTTGATACATCTTCGTTTTAAAATCATCCCACGCGGAGTATCGTTCGAATTGTATCTTTGGTTTTTTCAACTTCTTTTCGAGTTCGACGATCCGACGTTGTTTCTCCAGTATATCGTAATCATATAAGACTTTTGAACACAGGGCGAGTCGTTCCATAGCGAATTATAGTTGCATTTTTTATATCTGTTTATATAAAAAATGGGTATCATCGTGACAGAAGACGTTACACTTGACATGGGACTTACAATCGACAAATACTACGCCGCACTTTCGACGAATGAAGCACGCGTCCAAAAACGCATTGAACAACGTCGTGTGTACGACGCCAATAATGACGTGACCGAAACGGAAGTCACGGAATACGTGATTGAAGGGTTGTTTCACTTATGGGTCTCGAAAGAAGCGAAGGACGCCGGCTCCAGACCGTTTGCACATAAGAATGTGCGCATCACACAATCGACTGCACCGACCTCGAGTGTGTATGAGATCTTATACACAAAGTTAAAAGAAGGACTCGTCTATGTACAAAATGCATGAGCACCGCGTCTACACGGATGGTAGTTGTCTTGGAAATCCTGGTCCAGGTGGATGGGCCGTCGCGTTTCACGCTCATGACCACATGAGCGGTCACGCGAAGAATACGACGAATAATATCATGGAAATGACAGCGGTCATTCACGCACTCGAGGAGTGTATCACACGTAACATTCTTGAGATACAACTTTATACGGACAGTACGTATGTCAAGAATGGGATGACTTCATGGATGAAGAATTGGAAAAGGAATGGATGGAAAACCGCGTCGGGAGGTGACGTGAAAAACAAAGACTTGTGGATACGAATCGATGCTTTGTCAAGAGAGATGCGTTTGGTCGAGTGGTGTTGGGTCAAGGCACACAATGGTCATCCGATGAACGAACTCGTGGACGACTTGGCGAGAACGCAGGCCACGCGAATAAAATCTGAATATAGTGTAAAATGAACGCCGGACTATTAATATTATTGGCGTGTTTTATGTCCTGCATTCTTGCCCTATCGAGAACTAAAATATGTAAGAAAACAAAGACAAATACATGTAATAATATTCACGGTATTCTATCGTGTATCATTTGCTTGTACACGATAATACGTTTGTTCGTCGGATAAAATATTTCTGTGCGTAAAATAATGACCGACGAGCCTCATCCATGGTGTGAGAAGCAGGAGAAGCTTTTAAAGTCGTGGGCGGAAAGAGCCGCGGGGTATCGTTGGCTTCATAACCACGCACGTCTTCACTTTAAAAAACAGAATGATTACCTGTCATACCCGAGCATAATCATCGCGAGTATCACAGGTGTTGGGGGTTTCGCGGTTCTCAATCCAAGTGGGAATGAGAATGTGTCATCAGACACTCGCGCGAAGATCATGATTGT